GGTGGTGGTCACTCAGTAGGTCAGGCACTCGCTCGCAGCGAGGATGAATTGCGTCGCCGCTTCGGAGTTGATCGCGTTGCCGTAGGCGCGCAGTCGTCCCACTCTCGAGGGAGCCCCATCAACCAGCGGGAATGTGCCGGGTTCAACTGGCCGCCACTTTCCATCCCGGCAGAGGAGCCAATCAGCAGCTCGCCAGAAGCCGTTAGTCGGGCCGGCTGGGTCAACTTGTGAAATGCGAGTTTCGTCGTTGCCGACAGATCCATCGTGACTTTCGATCCGTCCGGCATGCGACCAGTCATCGAGACTCCCGGCCGAAATCCTTTTCCGCCCGAGCCGTCGGATGCTGCCGGCGTCGGCCAACTCGCGAGCCAGTAGTGCGCCGCTGCGTCCAGTCGCATCCCCTTCTTGCCGCCGCCGCGCTCCGAATACGGCTTCGACGGCGCGCCCTTGAAATCGGTGGTGGTGGGCGTTGGCCACCCAGAAGGTTCGGTCACGGATGTGCGGGGCACCGACGCTCGCAGACGGAAACGGGACACACCCATAGGCGTAGCCCAGCGCTTCCAGGTCAACGTGTACAAGGTCGATCCAAGGGTCGACAGCCGAGCTCGCAACCTGTTCTCCAAAGACGATTGGAGGGCGGCGCTCGCCGATGAGCCAGTACCACGCAGGCCATAGGTGCCGCTCGTCCTCAAATCCAAGTCCTTTGCCTGCCGCGGAGAAAGGTTGGCACGGACAGGAACCGGTCCAAACAGGTCGATCATCGGGCCAGCCGGCGCGCCGAAGGGCATACGACCAGACGCCGATTCCGGCGAAGAAATGACACTGGTCGTATCCTCGGAGGTCGTCAGGTCGAACATCCTCAATGCTCCTTTCGTCTACGTCGCCGGGGGCGATGTGCCCGGCGGAAATCAGATTGCGCAGCCACTGCGCTGCATACGGGTCGAGCTCGTTGTAGTACGCGGCCATGTGGTTCTCGTTCGTCAATCGCCGCACATGCAATCGATGAGGGCGTCGTCCTCTTCGTGCTCGGGAAATGCAAGCGGGATTTGCTTCGCGTAGAACTCGGCCTCGCGCAGCAGTTCGGAATAGCGTGGGCGGTCGTTTCGAAATGTGGCGCCTGACGGGCGCGATTCTTCGTTGATCCACCAGGTAGCCAGATCGGGCCGCGTAACGAACGCGCGCACGATCTTGTGCCGCGCTTTCAGGAAGCATCCGTCGCAGTTCCCGAAGTCGCCTTCCGGATCGAGCGCGAGGTCGAACGGCTGAGCACGCCAGAAGGCGAGAACGTCAGCCTTGCGGACGTTGGCGCGTGCGAGTGGAAGATTCGGCTCCCCGCCGCTGTTGTCTCGCCCAGGTGATGTAAGACGAGCGACGCGCCGTGGTTCGTCTGCACGAATGCCCATCACGTTTTGCCATTCGCCGTATCCCCGTGACTGCATGAACGCTCGACCGGCCTTTACCTTCAGATTCGCAGTGCAGGTGCGCATGACCGGATTCGGGAGGATGCCGAGCGCCTTATTGAGGCGCAAGAACGGTTCGCCGTTGCGGCTTGCGGTTTCGAAGTCGACGATCCGGATGTGACAACGTGAACGCGAGCCCTCTTCGAAGCCGTCCCATTCGATCCAGGTGATTGGCACATACCAGCGATGCGCGCACTCGTTGATGAACTCCAGCGTTTCTTCACGCTCCTTTCCGGTGTTCTGGAACGAGACGATGCAGTCATCCGGTAGGCCGCCGTTCGCTTCGAGCAACTGGTGGAGCATGTAGCCCGACGTTCGACCGCCGCTGAAGCAGATCTGCGCCGGTCCCTCGATCAGGTACGGGTTACGCGAAGTCATCGCATCCTCAAATCAGAAAATCAACTTCAGTGGTGGGTGCTCGGCTCGCATATGGCAGCGGTTTGCATGAAAGCGCTGTGCGGCTGCAGGCCAAGTTGCACGTTGTGACGGCGCCCACTCGTCACTCCGAGCACCCGCCGTTGAAGCCGGTGGGTAAAAAGCGTGGGCGCCGAACGGGCCGCCCACCGAAAACGTCGCGCAATCCGAGGGCCAAACAACGCGCGCGACGGCACTACAATCAATTCAAAAAGGAGTCCTAAACCGACAGCGAAAGAATCGAGCGGCGATCGGTTGCTGGACTACGTGCAGAAGCTCGCCGCGCAGCGTGCGGATTCATCCCATTGCTGCGTGAGTGCGAGGACGAGAATGACGGCGATGAGCACGCCAAGGCTCTTGAGCCACAGGATCAGGAGGGCTTTCACGACCACATCCTCATCAGACGTTCAATCGGGGGCGCTACCGCGCCGGCCAGCAGGTAGAGCGCTGCAATTACTGAGAGCGGAATCCAATCTCGATTCATGGTTATATCGCGTTGATGTTATTGCCCGCCGTAGTGGGCGAGGTTGTTCAGGCAGCGATCGCCCTCGCTGCTGCGAGCAAATCGTCCAGCTCGCGCTCGTAGGTGTTGGCGATGCTCGGGTGTTCTTGGTTCTGCGCGATCAGCAAGCGCAGCGTGGCTTGCCGTTCGGCGAATGCGCCCATGAGAATTGCCGAGCGCGCGGCGATGCGTTGGTCGGTTGTGAGCGTGATCGATTCCATCATCGTTCCCCTTCGTGTTGCGTTGGTCTTCCATCTGATTAGGAATGCGAAAATAAAACAACGCTCAACGAACGGCACTGGCATTCAATGCCGTCCAATCAGCGCTGTCGAAACTCTCAAGGGCGCGCACTCGGCAGGGTGCTGCTGCAGTAGGTTCGTTGGTGCGGCTGACGCCGCGGCCGAATGCGCGCTCTTGAGAGCAGCTTTCATGGGATGGGGCCGGTGCTGTGATTTCCGGCTTTGCTTTCCCCTCCGGTCCGTTCTCCGGCTATCTCGCGATCCGCTGTACAGCGTCGCGACCAACTCCGGCGTCCTCTGGCTCCCTCGCCGCGGCCAGACCACGTCCGCATCAGCAAGGCCCCATCTCATGAAAGCTACGCGGTGTCGGGCGCTACCCCGTTTCTCGGCTACACCGTTGAGCCGGCCGGTTGCTCCCAGTACTGCGGTCCCGGCGCACTAGCACTCTTAAAGATCGACCGCCTGGGCGGTGGCGCAGTGATCTGTGCTGCGCTGAGTCGAACTATACGCGAATGAATGAAAATCGCAAGAAAAATCTAGTTGCGAATGAATGGTTTGTTGTGGCGATGGGCGAGGGGCGGCATGCTTACGCCGCGCCTACACATCGCTTTCTGATATGGCGCCGGCGAATCCCGTGCCGAAGAAAGTCGGGGCGAACCTAGAGAGACCAGAAGATGAAGAAATGCGGGATCGCGATCGCAGCCATCGCGGGGGGCGTGCTTACTGCATGTGGCGACAAGGAAGGTGACTTGATGAAACGGGCGCTGCGAGAGAGGGACGTTCGGGCTATTAATCTGTGCCAAGACTATGCTCGGTCGAAAGCCACCCATCCGAGCACGGTCGATTTTTCTATCTTGGGCGCGCGGGTTACCGAGCAGTCGGACGGCAGCGTGATCGCCGCCTCAACCTTCACAGCGAAAAATGGGTTTGGCCTTGAGTTGAAGTATGAGGTGGCTTGCCAGGTCAATGGAAGCGGCATCGTCGAAGCGGGTGTTCGCGAGGCTCGTGACTAAGGTGTTGTGTCGAGATCGCCTTTGCTTTGAGTCTCACCGGGAGCGAGCCATGAAGCACTGCGACGTGATCACGATCTTCGAGCGGTTAAATGCAGAAGGAAGGGCTGCGGTCGACCTGGAAGATACCTGCGCCGGGTTTGCGGGATGGCTCGTCGAAGCATGGGATCGCCTCGACGATGATGAGATTGGGCTACTGACGTCGGTGGGAGCAACGCTTTGGCGGGAAGATTTCGACCGGCACCAGAAATGAAAAGCCCCGCGCTGTGCGGGGTGTTGGGAACTCGGAGATCTGCTTTTTCAGGTTTGGGTTTGGATCCACCATCGGTACGGAGCGTAGTCAGTCCACGATGGCCCTGACTGAGGTGGGTTGAAAAATAAGCTTTTTTGTGTCACATGAGGACTGAGCGTTTTGTACGCCTGACTGCTCTTGAACTCGTGATGCCCCCAAACAACCCCCGCCAAGATGTCGACAAACTGTAACGGAAGGCAATCCTTGCTTTCCCAAGGTGTTGTCTGCAAGAACGTGTTCGAGCCAGATGCCGCTAGTTCTGTTTGCAGATAGTCATGCATTGAGTGCTTGAGTTCGACCTTGATCGTTCTTGCATCCGGGATGAAGTGCACTGCTTGCTCTTGTGCCATCAGCCTGAGCAGCAACAGTTTCACCATGTAGTTGTACAGCCCATTCGGATGGCGCCGGAAACTATCTTGGACGCGCTCTTTGCGGACTGTAATCGTGGCGAAGGTGATGTCTGGATAGTGTTGCTTGATTCCAGCAAGCTGAGTGGCGAAGTGATTCCGCTCGCCAGATGATAGCGATACCGATTTCAATTCATTGCCGGTTGAGCGTCCGCGCTTCTTATAGAGTCCTCGAACGACGCGATTCAGTGCCTTTTCTTGGTTGTCGGGGATGACGGCCGCAGCCAGCGTAAAGTGCCGACTCGATCCACCGCGCCCATATGGCAGATCAAGGCTCCAGCCAAGGCACCCGCTCTCGTCCAAGTATATTGTTTTCGCCATATGAAAATAGCCTCCGCAAGGGAGGCTATTGAGAAGGGGTGGTACCCGGGCCTGACGTACTTACAGTACGCTTACGATTGACAGTGTCGATTTGTCGCAGGGCTGGTCCAGGCATATTTAAACCGTGACACCGCTACGGGACTAGTATGCGGCTTTCTACCCGAATTTTCAAGGAATTTCCCCCTCTTTCCCCTCTGGCTCCTGCCCACATCCCAGTTGAAAGCTCCCTGTTTACTTGGCAAACTACTGTACGTATGTACAGTAGTTTGGGTAGGCAAGCGAGGGCGAGGGTGAATCGAGAGACGAGCGTGAGTGGGCTGCGGTGCAGGCCGGGGGATTTGGCTAGGGTGGTGTCGGCATGGAATCCGGCTTTGATCGGTAGAGTCGTGCTGATCAAGGCCGCACATTCGAAGACAGAATGGGTCGTTACCCTCCTGGGAGAGCCAGGGGTGACGCTAACGAAAAACAGAAAGAGGATTGCCGCTAGCAACTGTGCGCTCGCGTATGACTCGGCGCTTGAGCCTATCAGGGCTGTTGGGCCGGGTAAGCGTGGTGAGGTTACGGCTGTAGGTGAGGAAGATCGCCGTCGTCAGCAGGGCTTTGCTGCGTAGATATCAATCTAAGCAACGTCATGACGGCGGCAAATGCATCCTCCGAGACGCCGGCCTCGCTAGCCCGTTTGATCTCGGAAATCAATTTTTGGGCGTTTGGCGGAAGAGTGCGGGCAGTCTCAGCCACGCGCTCATGAGGCTGCGACGCGTAGAGCTCTGCCACAAACTTTGGGCCGCGTTCGGTTAGAAGCCACTCGCAGGTGACGCCGAAGGGAATCGCAAGCGCTGCCAAAGTCTCCAGCTCGGGAACCGACCCACCACGGAGGATGCGGCTGATCGTGGGCTGTGGAACCCCAGTATCACGTGAAAGCTTGCTCTGCCCACGTTCCCCATAGTTGGGGTGGGCATGAAGCAGTTCTCTCAATCGATCGCCGACTTTTTTCATGGCGAGACTATGCGTCAATGAATAGGCCATATCAACAATTCACTCGATCGCGCATTGACAATTAGTCATTCGCGTATAGAATGCCCGAATGGACATGCCAACTACCGCCTCGGCGCTTCTCAGCGACATCAAGACCCAACGCAGTCTGAGCGAAGTCGCGATCGCGCGCCGTCTCAAGGTTTCCCAGCCGACGGTCAATCGAATCCTGCGAGGGAAATCAGATTGCAAGAGCAGTACGTATGTGGCGATACAGGCGTGGTGGAACGAGCTTGCTCAACAGAAGGAGGTCGCATGAAGCGCCTGTACGCGAGGCTGGTCCTCTGGCTGATCCGGCCGGCAGTCGATGCCGCCATCGCTGAATCGGGCAAGCCTGGTGGTCAACTTTGGCGGCTTGAGAATCACGGCGGCAAAACGCTCAGTTCACGATGCGTGGTTGCGATTTCGCGAGGTCAAGTGCCTGCTCAATCGCAGCAATAAATTGTCGGGCGTGTTCCAGCTCGAGCATTAGGCCGCGGCTATCGTGTTCTTTTCCAAAAGCAAGGAAGCTGGGGCGAAGGGTCACTACCTGAAGGCCGCGGTCGAATGCAACTTCGCATTTCGTCATCGGGAAGAAGAGCGGCCCTTCGAGTTGTTTGTCGGTCATGAGGGTTCCTCGGTTGGTTTTGGTTTGTGTGAGAACTGCCAATTCTACGGCGAGAGCCGGAACCCTCACCTTATTGCTGTCCGCATCGAGATTCGATGCTGGAAGTTTAGAAAAATCGACCTTCAAGGTCATTCAATCAATTTTGAACGGAGTTGAGTTGCCATGAGCACGATCGAAGTTATACGGAAGCCCAGCATTGAGCGGGCATTCCGGGAGGCGCTGAGCGATCCGCGCAGCCGCGGGCCGATAGCCGAAGCACTCGGATGGGACGATTCGCAGGTGAGCCGTTTCCTTTCGGGGAACCTTGGCGTTCCGATCAACAAAATCGACGCTGGGCTGAATGCGCTTGAGCTGCGTGTCGTCTCGCGCGAATACCTGGACGGTCTGTCGACGATGAGCAAGGTCGGCGTGAACTGCCACTGCGCGCGGGAAGGGTTCGGGGAGTGCGGCGGACGGTGGTGATGTAAGCGAAGGGCCTCGCCAAAAGCGTTTTCGGCGGAGAACGCTTCTGTCTGGGTTTAGCAATCCTAAGAAATTGAAATTATGGAAACCAAGCAGATACACCAACAGACCGACACGCGTCAACGGGATCTGGCCGTGCACGAACAGGTAAAGCGCATTGTGCGCGATACCAGCCAACACCCGACGTACCCGCGCAAGTGCTTGTCTTGTGGGGCGCTCGAATCACTCGACGGCTCAGTGCCGTGCGGTCACTGACGTGGCTCGCTTCCATTGCCGCTGTCGCCACTGTGAGACGCGCCGGGTGCTGAAGAAGCGGCCCGACGAGTACACGCGGCAGCCGCAATGCAACGTCTGCGGCCGGCGCGATTTCCGAGTCGACGCGTGGATGCAGAAGCGCAATACCCGCCTGATGGCGTGCACATGCGCCGGCTATTGGTTCTGGCATCGGCGTGGCTCGCTGTACTGCTGGCATCGAGCGGACGGCTCGACCCGATCACCCGGCGATCCCGATTTTGCGGATCGCAATCCGCCGCCCGATGCGCTGGCGGCCTGAATTTCCCTTCTGGAGGAAACGTGGCAAAAAGCTCCGTTGAAGCATATGGCGCGCAGAGCAAGGTTACTGCTCTTGCGATGGACCCGAATGACCTGGAACTCGTCACGGACCCAGCGCATCCGCTGTACGACCGCCGCGTGCATCAAGAGCCGAACCCGAAGACGGTGTTGAACTACCGTGCGATCGGTGTGCGGAAGCCGGTGCTGTTCTACAAGGACCCGGAGACTGGCAAGAATCTCGTTATCGACGGCCGGACGCGGGTGATCAATGCCCGCGAACTGAATCGACAGTTGGTCGAAGCAGGGCTGCCGCCGATCACGATCCCGGCGATTCCCCAGCGCTTGATGAACGACGGCGGCAAGACGTATGCGGCCGTGATGGTTAGCACGAACGAAATCCGGAAAGAGGATTCGCCGATCAACCGCGCCGAGAAAATGGCCCGCATGCTCGACATCGGCCACACGGAAGAAACGGTTGCCGTCTTCTTCGGTGTCGAGGTGCCGACGGTTCGTCAGCAGTTGAAGCTGCTCGACTGCACGGCAGCAGTGCGCGATGCGCTCGAAGGCGACCAGATCACGGTGTCGCATGCCTTGAAGCTCGCAAAGCTGCCGCCGGATCAGCAGCGCGCGAAGGTGCAGGCAGTTATCGCAGCAGCCGAGGGCAAGGAAGGTCACGCGAAAGCGCGTGCGCAGAAGGCCGAGCTGACCGGCGACGCTTCTCCGCGCATGCGAACTCGCAAGCAGATCGCTGCCGAGCTGGAGAAGGCGACGGGCGAGCGCGCGGACGCGCTTCGCTGGGTGCTCGGCTTGAACGTCGGCGCCCAGGCCGACGACGCGGCTGATCCCCGCCAGATGTCGATCGACGAGGCTGCATGAGCTTAGACGCGACAACTTGGGCACGCCATCAGAAGGTCGGCAAGGGGCCGGCGAAATCGATCTTGATGGCACTCGCCGACTACGCGAACGAGAACTTCGTTTCCTACCCGAGCGTTGAGACCTTGGTCGCATGGACCGAGCAGGACCGTAAGACCGTGCTTGCGAACCTCGATCGCCTGAAGGAAAGCGGCTGGATCACGGACACGGGCGAGCGCGCCGGGCGTACGCGTCAGGTCGTCGTCTACCAGATCAATGTGGCTCGCGGTGTGGAAGTGAAGATCGGGCCGCGAGAGTTATTAACAGGCCCGAAATCGGAACCGTCCCAAAACCGGAACGGTTCCGAAAACGGAACAGTACCGAATTCCACCGGAAACAGTCCCAATTTCGACGGGAAACAGTCCCAAAAACCGCCGGAAACAGTCCCAAATTTGGGACACAGAACAGTAGGAACAGTAGAGAACGGTGGGAACAGTGTTGGTGCGCGCGGAACGCGCTTACCCGACGACTGGGTTTTGACCAAGGCATTGGGTGAATGGGCGCTCGCCGAGCAACCTACGTGGACTGTCGATCACGTCCGCAAGGTTGCCGAGAAGTTCGCCGATCACTGGCGAGCCCAGCCGGGGCAGAAGGGGCGCAAGACCGATTGGGCCGCAACGTGGCGGAACTGGGTTCGCACCGAGAAGCCGCTGTCGGGGGCACCGAGCGGCAGCGGAAAGCAGGGGGCGCTTGAGGCGAAGAACAGCGAGGTTGCCCGTCGATGGGCGTCAGGAGGTGCGGAATGATTGATTCGAATCGTGGCGCGTTTGCTGAACTGATTTCGGGCGTCTATGCGTTTTACGGCCGAGAGGCATCCGATTTCGCGCTGAGTGTGTGGTGGGCGGCGATGCAGCCGTTTGATCTGGCTGCCGTACACGACGCGATGAACCGCCATTGCGTGAATCCGGACAGCGGACAGTTCCTGCCGAAGCCGGCGGACATCGTGAAGATGGTGCAGGGCTCGACGCAGGACTCCGCACTGGTTGCGTGGGCGAAGGTTGACCGCGCCATTCGGTCGTGCGGCACATACAACAGCGTCGTTTTCGACGATGCGCTGATCCATCGGGTGATCGTCGAAATGGGCGGTTGGGTGTTGGTCGGTGGCAAAGGCGAAGAGGAATGGCCGTTCGTTCGGAACGAATTCGTCAACCGCTATCGCGGCTACAAGATGCGCAGCGAAACGCCCGAATACCAGCCGGTGCTGATCGGCATGGCCGAGGCACAGAACAACCGTACCGGCCACAAAAGCCAGCCACCCGTGCTGATCGGCGATGCCCGTGCTGCTCACCAGGTGATGCTCGCCGGCCACGACAAGCCCATGCTCGGTTTTGTACGCATGTCGCCGGAGCTGGCGGCAAATCGGCCGGTGCCGATGCTTGGTGCGGCATGACGTCCGGCGAATGTCGCGAGCGGTTCATGGCCGCAGTGCGAGAAGCGCGTGCTGGTCGGAATGGCAAAGCACACGCGCTCATCACATCGGTGCGTGAACGCTTTGGGGATGCGGCAGCCGAGACGGCGCGCCGTGAATTACGAAATTTCGTGGATAGCGACAAGAAGGCATGACGAAACGAACAGCTTGGCCGATGCGAGTCGAGGCCGGAACGAAGAACATCGGAACGGCACGCATCCGCGACGACTCGCGTTCGAAGATGGCGGCCGCGCAGCGAGCGATCTTCGATACGACCGGCAATCGTCCACAAGTAGACGCCGGATTCGACGACATTGGCGACGGCGTAGGGGCGGCGCCGCTCCTGACGCCGGCATACCGCCGGGCCGACGCCAAGACGCGTATGCAGGCTCTTGGTCGATTGAAAGCCGGCGAGATGAACCAGACCGAAAAGCGCTACGCGGAACACTTGGAGGCGCGCAAGCAGGCCGGCGAGATCACCTGGTATCGCTTTGAGGGCATCAAGTTCCGCCTGGCTGACAACACGTTCTACACGCCGGACTTCGCCGTGATGCTGGCAGACGGGCAACTCGAAGCGCACGAGGTCAAGGGCCATTGGCAGGACGACGCGCGCGTAAAGGTCAAGGTTGCAGCGGATCAATATCCGGTGCGCTTCATCGCCGTGAAGGCAAATTCGAAGAAGGCCGGCGGAGGCTGGCAAGTGGAGGAATTCTGATGGCCGAGCGAAAGATGAGCCTCGCGCAGCGTCGCATCTGCGAGTGTCTGCAGAAAAACCCGGGGCTGGTTCAGCGCGAACTGGCTGTAAGACTCGGTATTACGGTCGAGGGAATTAAGAAGACCGTGCGGCATTTGATTGCGGGCGGCTATGTGAAGCGCGGGCGCCGTGATCGGAAAGGGGCGCTGCTGAGCCTCACCGGCAAGCCGTTCCCTCCGTCGAGCGAATGCATTCCGACGCACGTCAAACGGCAACTTGCAATCGACATTGGCATGAGTGCGTTGTTGCCGGCAATGCGTGCAATGGTCAACGTCGGGCGGGCGGCGGCATGAAGCGGTCAGGTTTCGGGCCGCGAAAGAAACCGATGGCGCGTGGTTCGTGGTCCCGGAAAAGCTCACCGCTACCCGAGCAGGCGCCGCGAAAAATCGCAATGAAGCGCCGCCCCAAACGCCCGACCGTCGCCGAAGGCTCGAAGTATCTGGCGGCTTGCCGTGGCGAGCCGTGCTATCTGCGCGTGCTAGGCGTCTGTCGCTTCAATCCGCTCGACGAAACCGTGGTTCCGTGCCATTCGAACCAGTCGCGGCACGGGAAGGCTGGTCTGCTGAAGGCAAAAAACGAATTCACGGTTCCAGGCTGCATGTGGTGCCACGCATGGATTGATCAGAACCGCGTCGGCACAACGAAGCAGGCCAAGTTCGACGTTTGGGATCGGGCATTTGAGGAATGGGCGCCGGTCCGCGCCCGAAAGATGGGAGAAGCAAATTGCCAGTGAGGATGTGGGTGCATGTCCCGGCGGGGATGCGCAGCACCCCGCGTAAGCGCGGGATGGGAGCGATGATCGTCACGGAGATCACTCGGAAGATCGACGCGACGGTGTTTCGGCTGGCGCGAATTCCGACGGTCAAGCGTCAGTTGGTGACGGCAGTCGAGGCAGACGTGTTTATCCCGGAGATGTACAGAACCCATATAGCAAAGGGTGATCCGCGGTGGGTGGCTCCGGGCGTATTTCGGACGAAGGTCTACTGGGTGGACAACAAGAAGTCGCGCGTGCTCGGGCAGTTCCTTGAGAGCGGGGCGTTCGAATTGGATTTGAGGGAGGCGGAATGAGCGCACACGCATACATCTTCTATGCCGACGTGCCGGAACGGCTGGTCGAGTCGGCTGTGCAGCATCGAGACAGCGAGACGGGCGCGCAGCTCATCGCGTTCGACGAATGCCCGTACAGCGGCGAGATAACGGAAACGCAACACGGCATCCAGATCGAGTACTCGTGGCCGGTCGACGTTGCCTATCGGCACGCGCTCGGAGACTGGTTCACGCATCACGGCATCAGCTTCACGGTCGTCATGTGACGGCAGAGAACCCCGCGTCTCAAATAAATCGAAAACAGGATGAACATGACGGTCGACGAAAGCAAACAGGTCGAAGAACTGCTCGGCGAATGGTACGCATGGCAGGTGGGGTACGCGCCGAGGCTCGGTTTCGGTCGGGTGGATCCGACGTGCCGAGGATTCTCGGAATCTGATCGCACGATCACGGCTGACGAGCGCGCGGAAGAGGCGGATCGAAAGGCCGCCAAGCGACGGGCGGAACAGGTCGACCTGTGCGTCGACGCTCTGACGTGGCAGGAACGGGCCGCGATCCAGCGACACATGAAGGGGACGGCCGTCAGGGCGATGAATGCGGCGTGCGGTGCGAAGGTGTGGAGTGACCCGCGCAAATTCGATTTGTCGGAGGCCCATGCGGGATACCAGAGCGCGAAAGCGGCGCTGTATCCGCACCTGAAGCGGCGTGGCCTGTTGGCGAGGGAACCGCAACCTGCATAAAGTGCTTGTAAACCCGCTCGCGTTTCGCTATATTGACGACGTCGGGCGCGAGGTGCGCCCGCATGAAGCCCGCCCGGTTTGTCGAGCGGGCTTTTTGCTTTTCATAGTTTAATTTTTGGCGCACCCCTCCATCTTTGCAATAACAGCATCTTTGCTTGCTGTCATCTGAGCACGCTCCTGCTCCGACATCGTCCATCTGTCGAGCCGATACTGCAGTTGCTGGACTTGGGATTTGAAGAATTCACAGACGTCGGCATGTTTTGCGCCAACAGTCAGAGTTGCGATTTGCGAGGCTTGAGTCGTGACGGTTTGCTGGCTGCTTTCGTACGCCTTTTTCCAGTCAGCGTTGTATTGCTCAAGAGTCTTAATACGTTCTGTAGCGATGGCGAGGGAGGCAGTTGCCTTCGACAGTTCTGATTTGTCGGTGACTGAAGCCGTCGCACACTGCGCAATTGCGGAATCGGTCCCGTTTGATTTGCCGAGGTTATACGCGCCGGTTGCGATAGTGATAGCAGTGCCGATTGCCGCGAAGCCAGTTGTAACCATCGCGGTGGTCGAGAATTTTCCGCTCGAGGGGGTGTTGGTCGACATCTCTTGTAGTTGAATTGGCTGTTGAGTTGATTTTGATTTGTTTGCGGGCAGCAGGGCTACTGGCGCCCGATGGCGCTTTAAGGCCACGTTCGTGATATTACGCGAAGTCGATAATTTAAATGCCAATGGGGCGTGTACGCATTCCAATGAAAAGAAAGCTGGCCACACTTAAACCGCGCATAGTGACGCTGGAGACTACGAGGTTGCCAACGTTTGATCGAACGTCATGGCGCAGTGGCAAGTCCGGTAGTACGGCGCGCGGCTATGGCTATGCGTGGCAAAAGTTGAGAGCAAAGCATCTCGCGAAGCATCCGCACTGCGTGTACTGCCTCCGTGAGATTGGGCTGGCAGGTCAATTGACGGTCGACGTGGTGCTGGCTTGTGCCGAGCGCGGCATCGCTGAGCCGATAGGAACGATTGGCGATCACATCGTCCCGCATCGAGGCGACAGACGACTGCTGCTCGATCCCGACAACATCCAGACACTGTGCAAGCCGCATCACGACAGTGTGAAGCAGCGAGAGGAACGCGGGTTATGAACGGATCACCGATCACATTTGACGTTGCACTGCGAGCGTTCGGAGATCCGGGCGTGGATCTCACGCACGACCTGTCACGCGCTTGCTTCTTTGCAGTCTGGGCGACGCTGATCGTCGAGTTCGAGCAGGAGCTCGATGCTCAGCGAGCGGCCGCCAACGGGGAGGGGGCGTCAAAAGTCTGATGGCCGCCTCGACCTAGACCGCACGTTCCCTCACGCGCAGAAAATTTCCCCTTTTCAGGATTTTGTTAATGGCTTTAACAGCGAAAAAGCGGAAGTTCGCCGATGCTGTTTTAGCCGGCAAGTCCAATAAGGACGCGGCTATCGCGGCAGGCTACAGCCCCGCGACAGCATCGGCGGCCGGGTCGCGCCTTGTTAAAGACAAGGATGTGGCCCTTTATCTCGCCGCGAATCGCGTGAAGATGGAATCGAAGTCCACCGGACACGCTGAGCAGTCGCCGCCGCCACAGAAGCCGGCCGGGTTCGACCTGGACGCGATGACGAACTTCACTGACCCGAAGGCGTTTCTTATCGCGGCGATGAATGACGCGCGGACGGAGCCGAAGTTGCGGATCGACGCGGCGAAGGCGCTGATGCCTTTCGTCCACAAGCGGCTGGGCGAAGGCGGCAAGAAGGAGCAGCGTGACGAGGCTGCGAAGAAGGCGGCAAGCCGGTTTTCTCAGGCGGCACCGCCGCGGCTCGTCGCTAACGGCGGTAAGAAGGTTGACTGATGGACTGGACAACTGCATGCCCCGATTGGGAAAGGCGACTGATTGCGCGCGAGTCGATCATTCCGCCGCCGATTTTCCCCGACGAAGCTGAGCGGGCGGTCGCAATCTTCAAGGAGCTGCGGGTCACTGACCTGCCCGGAAAGCCGACGTTCGGCGAGTGCAGCGAGCAGTGGGTGTTCGATTTCGTCGCGGCGATCTTTGGCGCGTACGACGCGGAGACTGGCAAGCAACTGATCCGTGAATTCCTCCTGCTAATCAGCAAGAAGAATTCGAAATCGACGATCGCGGCCGGGATCATGCTGACCGCCGTGATTCTGTGTTGGCGCGAGGAGGAAGAACACCTGATTCTCGCGCCGACGAAGGAAGTGGCAGACAACAGCTTTAAGCCGGCGGCCGGGATGATCCGGGCCGACGAAGAGCTGTCCGAGCTGTTCCACGTCCAGGACCACATCCGTACGATCACGCACCGCGTAAGCCGAGCGTCGTTGAAGGTGGTCGCGGCCGACACTGACACAGTGTCGGGCAAGAAGTCGGGCAAGATTCTTATCGACGAGCACTGGGTTTTCGGTAAGAGGGCGAACGCTGAAGCGATGTTCATGGAGGCCACTGGAGGCCAGGTGTCGCGCGACGAAGGATGGGTCATCATCCTGACAACGCAAAGCGACGAGCCGCCCGCTGGTGTGTTCAAGGAGAAGTTGCAGTATCACCGCGACGTCCGCGACGGCAAGATCGCTGACCGGAAGTCGCTCGGCGTGCTGTACGAGTTCCCGGCAGAGATGGTCAAGTCAAAAGCCTATCTCGATCCGGCCAACTACTACATCACGAACCCGAACCTCGGGCGATCGGTCAGTGCGGAATGGCTGGAGGATCAACTCACCAAGAACCGGGCGAAGACGGACGGATCGTTTCAACAGTTCATCGCGAAGCACCTGAACATCGAGATCGGCATGAATCTCCGGTCCGACCGTTGGGCCGGCGCCGATTTCTGGATCGGAGCCGCGCTCCCTGAGCGTGTCAGCTTTGAAGATCTGCTCGATGCGTGCGAGGTGATCGCGCCTGGTGTTGACGGCGGCGGCCTCGACGACTTGCTCGGGTTGGCTGCCGTCGGTCGGATGCGCGGAACGCGGAACCAGCTCGCCTGGGCGCACGCGTGGGCTCATCCATCTGTACTCGAACGCCGGAAAGAAATTGCTCCGGCGCTTCACGATTTCGAGAAAGCGGGCGATCTGACGATCGTGTCTCGGATCGGAGAGGATGTAGTGCAGGCGGCCGAGTATGTGGCGCGTATCGAGCGCGCGGGGTTGCTGTATAAGGTCGGCGTTGACCCGGCGGGCATCGGTGCCATCCTCGACGCGCTCGCGGCCATGAAGGTACCCGAAGACAAGGTGATCGGCATCTCGCAGGGCTGGAAGCTTTCCGGGGCCATCAAGACGACGGAACGGCGCATCGCGGCAGCATCGGGGCAGCGAATCGAGGGCGACGAGGCTCCGGATGGCGCGCTGTATCACGGCGGCCAGCCACTGTTGACATGGGCTGTCGGAAACGCGCGCGTCGTGCCGGTCGGCAACGCCGTGAATATCACGAAGCAGGTGAGCGGGACGGCAAAAATCGACCCGCTGATGGCGTTATTCAACGCCGTGTCGCTTATGGCGCTCAATCCGCCCGCGCAGGGCCAATCGGTCTACGAGTCGCGCGGCATTCGTTTTCTCTGAGGTGTGAATGGGTTGGTTCGATTTCATCCGGCGCGATAGCCAGCCGGAGGCCCAAGCTCGCCCGCAAGTCGAGCCGTCGATTCAGGCAGCGGTCCCCGTGACGTCCCGGCCCGGCGAGTCGTTCAGCGGGCTCGACGATCCGCGGTTGCCGGGGTACATGCGAGGTGAAAGTCCGGACGCGGGAGCGTTGCGAAATATGGCCGTTTTGCGCTGCGTGACGCTGATCTCGGGGACGATCGGCATGCTGCCGATGAATCTGATCAGCAGTGACGACAGCAAGCAGGTGCAAACCGACGATCCGGCACATCGGTTGCTGAAGTACAAGCCGAACGACTGGCAGACGCCAATGGAGTTCAAGAGCCTGATGCAATTGCGCGCGCTGCTTGACGGTCAGTCGATGGCGCGCGTGATCTGGTCCGGCAATCGGCCGATTCGCATGATCCCGATGGATCGAGGATCGGCGAAGCCGAAGCTGACCGCGGCGTGGCAAATCGTCTACGACTACACCACGCCAGGCGGTGACGTGGTGACACTGCCGGCGCGTGAGGTGTTCCACCTCCGCGACTTATCGCTCGACGGCATCAATGGGATTTCGCGCGTGAAGCTTTCGCGCGAAGCGCTCGAACTGGCAGAGCAGGCCGAGAGGGCGGCGTCGAGAACGTTCCGCACCGGCGTGATGGCTGGCGGTGCAATCGAGTTTGAGAAGGATCTGTCCGACGCAGCCTACAAGCGTCTGAAGGAGTCGCTCGCAGAGAACCACTCGGGGGCGGAAAACGCGGGAAGTTGGATGCTCATCGAGGAGGGCGGAAAGTCGAAGCAATTCACTGCGACGGCCGTGTCGGCGCAGCAGATCGAGAATCGGAACCATCAGATCGAAGAAGTCGCGCGCATGTACGGCGTGCCGCGCCCGCTCTTGATGATGGACGACACGAGCTGGGGCAGCGGGATCGAACAGCTTGCGATCTTCTTCATTCAGTACGGCCTTTCGCACTGGTTCGTGTCTTGGGAGCAGGCAGCGGCGCGGTCGTTCCTGCCAGACAAGATGCTCGGCCGGCAGCAATTCAAATTTAACGAGAGCGCGCTGTTGCGCGGTACGTTGAAAGACCAGGCCGATTTCTTGGCGAAGGCTCTCGGCGCTGGCGGGCATTCGCCATGGATGAAGCAAAACGAAGTCCGCGAGACGTTGGACCTGCCTCGCGTCGACGACCCGGTTGCCGATCAGCTCCGGAACCCGATGACACAGAAACCGAAAGGAAGTGGCGATGAGCCTCCTGCAACTACCTGAGATTCGCGCCGACCATCAGCTTAACACTGCGCAATACGACGTGCGCCCGGACGCGCTGGAGCGCTGGGAGCCGGGTGTGCATGCCGCGACCGGCGACGACGCCGCATCGATCTCGATCTACGACTCGATCGGGGACAACTGGGAGGGCACGGGCATCACGGCGAAGCGGATCAGCGCGGCACTGCGCAACATTGGGGCACGAGACCTCACGGTCAACGTGAATTCGCCGGGCGGTGACTTCTTCGAAGGCGTTGCGATCTACAACCTGCTGCGCGAGCACAAGGCGAAGGTCACGGTAAACGTGATGGGACTGGCTGCGTCGGCCGCGTCGGTGATTGCGATGGCCGGCGACGAGATCCTGATGGGTGACGGTGCGTTCCTGATGATCCACAACGCGTGGACGGTCGCGATCGGCAATCGACATGACATCGCAGCGGCGGCCGAGGTGCTGGCCCCGTTTGATGCCGCGATGGCGAAGGTCTATTCGCAGCGCGCGGGCATCACCCAGGCCGAGGCCGCGGCATTGATGGACAAGGAGACGTGGATTGGCGCCGAGCAGGCCGTCGCCGACGGATTCGCGACTGGTCTGCTCGACAGTGCCAAGGTCGCCAAGGAAACGAAAGCGAGCGGACGCAAGGCGCTCGCGCTCATCGAGGCGTCGATGGCACGCGCCGGTTACTCACGCGGCGCACGTCGCGACGCTCTCAAAGCCCTATTCGACGGCACGCCGGGCGCTGCCGCCGGAAACGCCACGCCGGGCGCTGGCGAAGACGTTGCAGCGTCGCTGCATACCCTCATCAACGCTCTTAAAGGATGACCAAATGAGCAAAAAACTCCTGATTGCCGCATTTGCGGCGGCCCTTTCTGGCACGGCTGGCGCGGTGCCGCGCGGCATCATGTCCGTGCGCGCTGAAGCGCCGGGCGAAATCAAAGCCCTGATCGACAATTTGCAGAAGGCGTTCCACGATTTCAAGGCCGAGCACACGAAGCAGCTCGACGCGGTGAAGGCCGGCTTGCCGACGTCGGATGCCATGGCGAAGGTCGAGAAGGTTAGTGCCGATCTGGAATCGCTTCAGGCGGCGGTCGACGAGGCGAACATCAAGCTCGCGGCCGCTCAGATGGGCGCGAATGGTGCGAAGCCGCTGCGCGATGCCGAATACAGCGACGCTTTCAACGCTCATTTCAAGCGGGGCGACGTGAATGCGGCATTGAACAAGGGGGAAGCCGAAGAAGGCGGCTACCTGACGCCGATCGAGTGGGACCGCTCGATCACGAACAAGCTCGTCGTGATCTCGCCGATGCGTCAACTTTGCCAAGTGCAGTCGGTATCGAAGGCCGGCTTTTCGAAGCTTTTCAACCTGGGCGGAACAGCAAGCGGATGGGTCGGCGAGACGGACAATCGTCCCCAAACGAACACCGGGAAATTCGCGTCGCTCACATTCGGCCACGGCGAGATCTACGCGAACCCGGCGGCGACGCAGCAACTGCTCGACGACAGCGAAATCGATCTCGAAGCATGGCTTGCTGGCGAAGTGAACACCGAATTCTCGAAGCAGGAAGGTCCGGCTTTCGTTGCGGGTGATGGCGAGAAGAAGCCGTTCGGCATTCTGACGTACGTGGATGGAGGCGCGAATGCGAAAAAGCATCCGTTCGGCTCGATTGGCGTCGTGGCTAGCGGCGCCGCAGCGGGCATCACGTCGGATGGCGTTATCGATCTCATCTACGACCTGCCGAGTGCTTTCACCGGCAACGCTCGCTTCACGATGAACCGCAACACGCAGCGCCAGGTGCGCAAGCTGAAGGACGGCCAAGGCAACTACCTGTGGCAACCGTCGTTCGTTGCCGGGCAGCCGGCCATGCTCGCGGGTTATCCGGTGGCGGAAGTGCCGGATATGCCGGACGTCGTCGCGAACTCGACGCCGATTCTCTTCGGCGATTTCAAGCAGACGTATCTGATCATCGATCGCATCGGCGTGCGCGTGCTGCGTGACCCGTATACGGCGAAGCCCTACGTGCTGTTCTACACGACGAAGCGTGTCGGCGGTGGCCTGCTGAATCCGGAGCCGATGCGCGCGATGAAGGTCGCAGCAGGCGCGTAAGCGGTCGGTCAAAAGGGAGTCGGGGTTTGAGGGGCGTCTAGCGGCGCCCCTTTCTATTTTCTAGTGGAGGAATTGTATGGCGACGCTCATCAAGCCGTTCAAGGGCGTGAAGAACGGCGAAATCTACCCGACCGAGTTCAAGGTCGGGGACGAGTGCCCTGAAGAGCTCGAAGACGGCGCCCGCGCATTCGGTGCGCTGGAGGGCTCGGAAGAGAAGAAGCCGGCCGCACCGAAGAAGTAAGCGATGGCGCTCGTCGAACTGAATCTGGCGCTTGGGTTTGTGCGTGCCAACGCTGGCGTCGAGGATGACATCGTACAGGTGCTGCTCGACGGGGCTACACAGTCGGCGGTCGATTACTTGAATCGGCAGGTTTTCGAGACAGAGGAGGCGATGGCCGCTGCGCTCGCTGCCGAAACTGCCGGCGAAAACCCGATGGTCGTTAATGCGGCGATTCGTGCTGCGATTCTGAAGATTACGGCCGAGCTTTACGCGAATCGTGAAGAAACGGCATTCGGACCGGTCACCGACCTTCCGGTCAACGCACGAACATTGCTGCGACCGCATCGAATCATTCCGGGGGTATAGGCGTGTTGCGTTCAAGCGATCTAACCGAGCGCGTCGTCATCGAGCGTAGGAGCGGCCGAACGAACGAGAACGGCGAACCTTTGCCCGATGACTGGGTGAAGCACGACGACGCCTGGGCGAATGTCCTGTTTGTCAGTGGCAAAGAACAGGTCGTCTCTGGCGCGGTGCGAAGCTCCGCCGTTGCGAGTATACGTATCCGGTTTCGGAGCGATATCGATAGCGAAATGCGAATTCGCTACGACGGCCAGTTATACGACATCGTCGCGGTGCTACCGAATCGTCGAAAGGGCAGTCTCGATTTGCCTGTGAAGGTGGGGGAGAAGTATGTCTAGCATTCAAGTAATCGGGTTGGCAGACCTGCGTGCCGATTTCGGAAGGCTGGCGAAAGCGCAGTCGGCGAAGGCGCTCAGGCGCGCAACGGTGGCCGGCGCGAAGGTGATCCGCGACGCGGCTCGCGCGCGGGCACCGAAGCGGAGCGGAAAGCTGCGACGAAACATCGTCTCGGCAGCACTTCGCCAGAAAGACGCACCGGGCCTGGCGACGGCCGGCGTGCGGGTTCGATCAAAGGGCAAGGGCGACTCTGCGACCAATGCGTTTTACTGGCGCTTTGTCGAGCTCGGCACCCAACACATGAAGGCCGAGCCGTTCATGCGGCCGGCGTTCGACGCGTCGCTCGCCCAGGCCGAGGGCGCGATTCGGACGGAGATCGCGCGCGCGATCGACGAGGTGAGCAGGGGGCGGTTGTGAGCGCGCTGGTCATCCGCAATGCGATCGGGACGGTAGGTGACGCCAAGGGTTATGTCGCAGTCGCTTCGTCAACCGCCAAGTCGCCGTACTACGTTGTGTCACGCGTGAGCGGCGCTCGCGATATCGCGCTTGGCGGGCCGACGGGTGGCAAGTCTGGTGCGTTTCAGATCGATGTGTACGCAAGCACCTATACGGAGGCAGATGCGCTCGCCGATCAGGTGATCGACCGGGTGTCGTCGAGTGGGGAGTTTTCCGTCGGTGGTGTCGGCGAGCTGCCCGATGACTTTTCGAGTGCCACTGGGGATTTCCGGGTGAGTATCGAAATCTCCGTGCAGTTCTGAATGATTCAAATTCTGTTTGGCCCGCCGCGTGCGGGCCTTTTTCTTGTGAGGGGCATATGGCCGAGAAGAGCAGGCGCATGAAGGCGCAGGGAACGAAAGTTGAGGTTTCGAAAACTGTTTCGACGGACCTCGACGACAAAGCGCTCGTTTTCGTGGATCTCAATACGACGGGGAAGACGTTCCAGTGGCAAGGCGGGCAGTCGTCTGAAATCGACGCGACGACGCTCGCGAGCGAGGAAAAGGAATACGAGCTGGGCCTGCCGGACCCGGGCGAGTTCTCGGTCGACGGAAACTTTTCGTCGGACGACGAAGGTCAGGCAATTCTCCGCGGGGCGCGCGCGACCGGCGAGAAGCATGTTTTCCGCGCGACGTTCGTCAACGGCTCGCAATTCCTGTTCGTCGGCATGGTGCGGCAGTACACGTGGTCGGCTGGTGTCGACGGTCTCGTCGCAGCGACTTTCAGCGTGCGCGTCAGCGGTGCGCCGAAGCTGATTCCGCCGCCGGCGCCGCCGGCAGGTTAATCCGGGAAAATAGATAAACGAGGAAGAGATGAAAGTAAATTCGGATCTGAATAGCGATCTGCGCGCGGCGATCGTGAATCCGCTCTGCGGCTGGCGCCATGAGTTTGTCCCCATGCCGGAATGGGGCGGACAGCTCGTCGCCGTGCGCGAGCCTTCGCTCGAGGATCGAGCTTTCTGGCTCGATCAACTGACCGCCGAGGCAGGTGTGGAACCGGGCGACTCGGAAGACGCAGTGCGCCAGAAATACCGGAAAGTGCGCGCGGAAGCGCATCGCAGCGCGTTCGCGCGTCTGTTTGTGCGCGTGCTTCACGTCGATACGCCGTGCGGCTGGCGGCGCATGTTTGTCGACGAGGATGCTGATTTGGTCGCGAGCGCATATGGCGCGGCTCACGATCGCATCGTCAACAAGGCGCTCGATCTCGGCAAGCTGAATGTCGATCCGGTCGACGACGGAAAAAACTCTTCCGCCGAAATCCAAGCCTCCGACTCGAACTGACGTTGGCGTTGCGGCTCGGTAAGACGCTTGCCGAGCTGCGCGCGCAGATGTCCGCGGCCGAATTCGCGTTGTGGCAGGCGTTCGATGCCGAGTCGCCGATTGGTGACGACCGTTACGACCTGCATGCCGCGATGATTGCGTCGGCGGCATTCCAGTCGCAGGGGGCGAAAGTCAAGGTGGCCGACATGATGCCTAACTGGGCCGGCGAACAGGATGAATCTGAAGGCGCTCACGTTGAGGACGATCCGTTTTTCGCGGGTCTTATGAGCTTGGCAAAGTAGGCGGAATCAAATATGTCAATCAGTCTGCGCGAGCTGGTGGTCAGCGTTACCGCGAATACGTCGGAATACGACCGTCGTATGGCGAGGCTGGGATCGACGGCTAACTCGTATTTCAATGCGGTTCGTGACGGAGGGCGGATCGCTGACGCTGCATTTGGCTCCAATGCTGCGAGCGTGTACGTCACGGTTCGCGCGATCGAGTCTGCACGCGGTTCAATTCAGGGGTATGTCGCGGCCGCGGCTGCCGCCTTCGGCGTTCACCAGCTGATCGAATACGCGGATGAATGGACGAACCTGAGCAACCGGCTCAAGATCGTCACGCGGGATCAGATCGATTTCGCAGTTGCGCAGAACGATGTGCTTCGCATTGCGCGCGACACGCGCCAGCCGCTCGACGCGACGGCGGAGCTGTATCAGCGTATTGCCAACAATGCGTCGCATCTGGGTTTGTCGATCAAGCAGGTCGGTCCGCTTGTCGAAACGATCAGTAAGGCGGTTGCATTGTCGGGCGTGTCAGCTGACACGGCTCGTCTCGGGATTGTGCAGCTTGGCCAGGCGCTCGCGACCGGCCAACTGCGCGGGCAGGACCTGAACAGCGTGCTCGAAGAATTGCCGGGCGTCGCGGATGCGATCGCGCGGGGGATGGGCAAAAGCTCGTCGCAGCTGAAGTCGCTCGCGGAAGAGGGCAAGCTGACCGTCGAGAACCTGATCGACGCGTTGGAGCGGGCGGGATCGAGCACCGATGCGTTGTTCGGCAAGGTCGAGATGACCGTAGGTCAGGCGATGACGCGCCTGCAGACGGAAGTTGTCGCCTACGTCGGGCGTGCCAACGAAGCGACGGGGGCGAGTTCCAAACTCGCACATGGCATCACGAACGTCGCAGAAAATCTCGACACGATCGTACAGGTAGGGGCTTCGCTCGCGGCGGGGCGGATCGCGGCGTACTTCACGCTCTCCGCAGTTGCAGCGGCAAAGGCTACCGCCGCGTGGATCGCCGCCCAGAAAGCTCTCGTTGTCGAGACCGTCATCGAGAACCAGGCCGCGCAGTCGGCGGTGCTCAAGGCGCGGTCTAAGAATGAAGAGGCGACGGCGACGCTTGAGAGTGCGCGCGCGACTGAAATAGCCGCGCAGGCCGAGCTTGCCGGTATCCGCGTGATGCGTGAAAGCCTGGCAATGCAATCGTCACTGACGGCCGGCTCGATCGCGTACACCGAGGCGAAGCTTGCCGAGGCGCGGGCGATTGAGACGGCCGCCATTGCACACGTGGGCGTATCTCAAGCAAATCTGGCGCGTAGTCAGGAAATCGGTGCCCGGGTTGCAGGCACTCCATACGCGGCGATTATTGCGAGAGAGACGGCCGCCGCGAAACGGGAGTTGGAGCGGGCTGAAGCATCGCTCGCTTTGGCGCAGCAGCGTCGTGCGGCGCTCGAACAGGCTGCCCAAAAAAGCCACGTCGATAGTGCGCGCTACGCCGCATCGCTTGCCGAAACGAATCGCGGTCTTGCTGCAGCGGAGCGTGAGGTCGCGATGGCGACGCAGGCGCGCGAGCGCGCTGAGCGCGCGGCTGCCGGCGCGACGACAGGGTTGGCAGCTGCGACAGAGCGTGCAGCTCTGGCGCAAGCAGCGAGCGCACGAAGCGGGACGATGATGCGCGCGGTCGGAAGCGGGCTGCTGTCCGTCTTCGGCGGCTTGCCGGGCATCTTGACGATGGCCGGCATGGTCGCTGTAGGCGTCGCGGCAAACTGGCTGCTGTTCCGGGACAACGCGAACAGTGCGACGTCGAGCCTGATCGACATGCAGGCGCCGCTCGATCAGATCATCGACAAGTATCGGCAGCTGACGCCGCTCATACAGGAGGCAGAGCGGCTTCGCGTTGAAAAGGTTGGTCAGCGCGCACATGCTGATGCAGCGGCGGGCTATCAGACGCTTGCATTCAAGGCGACGCAGGCGGTCATGCCGGCGTCGATGGACGGCGGCATAGCTGTCATCTCGCCGGAAGCGCAGGAAGCGGTCGACAAGTTCAATGTGTCTCTTCGCGCGGTCGAGGCGTCGACGGACAGTGTTGTCGAAAAATCGAAAGCTCGGCTGGGGCTTATCGATGAATTCGTGAAGGCGTCCGGCGGTGGGGCTGAGCTTCGTGAATCTCTGATTTCCGCTGCAGAAGCGATTGACAATGCGGAGGGGGCGGCACGGAAAAACTCCGAGGCCCTTTCGGCGATGGGCGCATCCGGGCGAGATGCCGCTGCAGGAATCCGGTTGCTTACGGAGGAAAGCAACTTCTTTGCCGGTGGTATGGCGGCGGAAGCATGGGGCAAGTATGTCGACAAGCTGAAAGAGGCGTCCGCTGTTATCGGCATGACGGCTCAGCAGCGTGCCGAGTACGAGGCAAAGGCCAAGGGCGCGAACGCCGCGGAGGCGCGACAAGCGGGCCTGATCGAGGGGCGAGCTGACGCCTACAAGGCGCTTGAAAAGGCCATTCAGGACAAGGACGCGAAGGCCGAGGCCGGCGCACGAAGGAACATCGACAATCTGACGCGCGAACTCGCGCTGATGAACCAGCAGATGGTCGTCGCTGGTGCGCTGGCTGAATTCCAGGCGGACCTTGTCAGCAAGAAATTCGAGAAGTTTGGATTCAATGCGGATGCAGCGCGCGCGGCTGCCGACGCACGAGGCAAGCAGGCGTTCGACGAGACCGTCGCTTCTTCGGCGGCGCAAGTGGCGCGAATCACCGTCAACGCGCCGGGCCTGAAAAAGTCATCCGGCGCACACAAGGGCAGCTCGACGTCCGAGGGCGAACGGCTGCTCGACAACATCAACCAGCGCATTGCCCAGCTGCGCGTCGAGGCGGTCGCGACGGACAAGCTGACGCAGTCGGAAAAGGATCTGCTCGGTTTCGACCAGAAACTGACGGATCTGCGCGGCAAGCGCACGAAGCTTTCCGGCGGCGATAAGAGCTTGCTACGTGATCAACAGGCGATTCGCGCCGCGTACGAGCGGGCGGTGCAGCTCGAAAAGGAGGTCCGTTATCACGACGCAATCAACAAGCTGAAGGAGCGCAGCGCGCAGATCGATGCCGAGCTGGCCGACTACGCGTCGGAACGTCAACGCGAGGTTCAACGCGAGCTGGCCGCGATGTCGATGGGTGACAACGCGCGCGAGCTGAATCAGGCGACGAGCCGCGTGAGTGACGAGTTTCGGCGCCGACGTGACGACTTCACGAAGGGAGCGCGGAAAGACGGCACGCTCGGCTCGCCGGAGTATCTGGCCGAAATCGACCGAATCAATCGGGCTGAAGCGGAGCAGATCGAGCGGGAGCGTGGATACCTCGACCAGCGGCTTTCGATGCAGCGCGACTGGCGGGTGGGTGCGAGTCGCGCCGTGGCTCTCTATCAGGAATCGGCAGAGAACGCGGCCGGGCGCGCGGAGGAAGCATTCACCAGCTCGTTTCGGAATCTCGAGGATGCGGTCGCGTCGTTCGCGGCAACCGGGAAGGTGGATTTCAAGGGGTTGGTGGACAGCATGATCGCCGACCTTGCTCGGTTCGCTGCGCGGGCCGCGATGGCGCCGGTATTCGGTTGGCTCGGCTCGGCGCTCGGTTTGGGCGCTTCGGCCGCGTCCGGTTTCAGTTCGTCGTCGCTGATGGGCGGCCTGGGTGGCGGGATTGCTGATGGTATTGCTGGCGCTGTAGGCGACAACCAGTACCGCTTTCACCTCGCGACCGGCGGGATGGTGTCGGGCCCTGGTACGTCGACGAGCGACAGCATTCCCGCGATGCTGTCGAACAATGAGTTCGTCGTGAAGGCGGCTGCGGTGCGCAAGCCGGGCGTTCTCCGGTTGCTGGAGGCGATCAATAGCGGTCGGGATGTTGGATTCGCGAAATTCGCTAATGGCGGGCTGGTCGGCGGAGGTAGGGCCGGCAACGCTTCGGTGGATTCGCAGGGCGGTGGCTTCACGGTCAATGTACCTGTGACGGTCGACGGCGGTGGCGGCGACCCGTCGCAGATGATGGCAAGTGCCGAGTTCGTGAAGAAGCTAAGACAGCTTGTGATCGGACTCATCGAGGCCGAGCGCCGTCAAGGCGGGTCGTTGTGGAAGATGAATAACGGGATCGCATGATGGTCGATACATTTCAATGGTCGCCGACAACGCAGGGGCATAGCGGTGATACGACGCTGCGCGCGCGCAAAGCGCAGTTCGGTGATGGGTATGCGCAACGCGTGGCTGATGGGTTGAACAACCGGCAATCGACCTACAACCTTCGCTTTGTCGGCAAGGCGGACAAGATTGCCGCCATCCTCGCATTCCTTGACGCGCACGCCGGGGCGGTCTCGTTCTATTGGACGCCGCCGCTTCGGCCGCAAGGGTTGTTCGTGTGCGAGAAGTACGCGGAACCGACGAAAGAGGGTGACGTGTACACGATCACGGCGCAGTTCGAACAGACGTTCGCACCATAGGATTCGAAATGGCAGAGCTTCAGAAAATCAATCTCGGAACGGCGCCTGCTGGACGAGACGGCGATCCTGCGCGGACCGCCAACCAGAAGATGAACGATAACGTCGATGTGCTGTCGGCGCAGTCGGCCTTGACGACAGCCCCGATGATCACTGCCTCGCGGACGCTGACGTCGGATCATATCGGCCGGCGAGTGAGTATCAGCATCGCCGCTGACGGCGGCGTTGTGAAGCTCATTGCGGCGGCTAAGTGCGAGCCGGATGCGATTGTTTGGCTCATGAATACCGGAGCGAAGCGTGTAGCTCTTGCCGCTGAGGACGGTTCGGGTGATTCGTTGGCTCTCGCCGGATTGAATCCCGGCGAAGGTGCGGTTATGGATTCCGATGGCGTGAGTGCTTGGCGCGTATTGCTTCGTGGTCGGTCAAGCGGGGCGACCGAGACGATCGAGGGTGATTTGCGCGTCATGGGCGCAGCGACATTCGATACTCGGCCGACGTTTGCAGGGAAGGTGCCTTACGACAACGGGAACCTGTCACCCGTGGATACGAAATCCGATCAGTCGATTGGGGGCAAGAAGGATTTCTCGCAGCGGCCGACGTTCGCAGGAAAGGTTCCGTGGGACTCAGGCAACTTCAATCCGGCAAGCTACGCTGGGTTGAGCGGCGCGACATTTACCGGAGGCATCGCTTCGGCGTATGTTCCCACATATTGGGGGGCGGCGATTTTGGTGTCAGGAGAGCTGGGGGGATCGTTCGTTGACTGGCCCAAAACTCCAACCGCTCTGCGGATGGAGTGTCGTCAGAATGGCGCCGCGTATAAGTGGTTGCATGCGCAGTGCAGCGGAGAGCGGGACCTCGCTGCGGTGGGGGTGTACTCAGGTGGTTCGTCATCCTCAGTGCCATTCATCTACTTTTCTCTGTTTGGTGGACAGAATCAGTTCCAATTTTATGCGAATGGTAATGCGACTTTCTCAGGTGCGCTAACGCAGTATTCCGACTACCGCATCAAGACGAATGTCGAAGAGATCGACCAAGAGCAAGCCTTGATGGCGGTGTGCGATTCGCGGCCGGTGGAATACGATCGTATCGATATGCCGGGTACGGGGCGAGCGGCGGGCTACATTGCTCACGAGTTGCAGGTACGGTTTCCGCTATTGGTGAGCGGACGGAAAGATGCGGTTATGGACGAGATGCAGGATTTCTCGACGGGGCCACAGTTGCCTCCGAAGAAAGTTCCGGACCTGCAAGGCGTGAATTACATTGGGATGATTCCGTACCACTCTGCGGCGATTCGCGCACTCGAATCTCGATTGACTGCCGCCGTGAGACGAATCGAAGAGTTGGAGCGACGAAATGATCACGGGTGACATACAAAGTCTTGAGCCGGGGCAGCTCTTCGAGGGGTTCGAGGTCGACTGCACGACGATCGGCGGCGACGTGCTGCGCTTCCACGGACATCTGCAGTCAGCGTCGATCGTGTGGCAGGGCAATGACTATCGTGCGTGGCCGATCACTGCGGCCGGATTTGAGCGCACATCGGATGCTCGGCAGCCGTCGCCGACACTGACGGTTGGCGATATCAACGGAACCATTTCCGCGCTTTGTGTGGCGCTTGGCGATCTGGTCGGCGCGAAGGTGTTCCGGCGCCGTACGTTGGCGCGCTATCTCGACGCGGTGAATTTCCCGGGGGGAAACCCGACCGCAGACCCGAACGAGCAATTTCCTGTCGAGCAATGGCGCATCGAACAGAAGAGCGACGAGCAGCCCGGTCAGCAGGTCGAATTCACGTTGTCGTCGCCGCTGGATTTCGGCGGGCAGCAGCTGCCGAATCGTCAGGTGGTTGGAATGTGCCAGTGGAGATACCGGGGCCCGGAATGCGGATACACGGGCGCGGTCTATTTCGACAAGACCGACAACCCGGTGAGCGATCCGGCGCTCGATCGGTGCAGCATGAAGATAAGCGGTTGCGAGCGCCGATTCGGGGTGAACAACCCGCTTCCGTATGGTGGCTTCCTCTGCGACACGCTGTCGTAATCTTCGATCAACCTCATTTCACGGACCCGCCAGTTGGCGGGTTTTTTTATGGACGAACGAATCAGGCAAGCGATTGCCGATCATGCGCTCGCTGAGTATCCGCGCGAGTGCTGCGGGCTCGTCGTGCGAACCGAGGCGGGCGACATCTACATGCCTGGTCGAAATATCGCAGCGGCGCCGACAGAGCAATTCGCGCTCGCGCCGGAGGACTACGTCGCCGCCGAGGACGTTGGCGAAATCATCGCGTTCGCACACTCGCATCCAGGCAGAACGGCGCAGCCGAGTATGGCGGATCGCGCGCTTTGTGAACGTGCAGGCATCGCATCGTGGGTCATCGTGTCGCTCGGGGTTCAAGCCGACGGATCGATCGGCATAGACGACTGGTGCGAATTCGGGCCGAGCGGCTATGTTGCGCCGCTCGTCGGCCGGGAATTCGTGCATGGCGTGCATGACTGTTACACGCTCATTCGCGACTGGTATCTCGCGGAACGTGGTGTTGCACTGCCGGATTTCGAGCGCTCGGATGGGTGGTGGAACGATGGGAGGTCGAATCTCTATGTCGCCCACTACCAGGAAGCTGGCTTTCTCGATATTGGTCGCGACGCCGAGCTCGCGGCCGGGGACGTCTTGCTGATGCAGATCCGCAGCAAGAACGGCGTACCCAATCACGCGGGCGTGTACTTGGGCGAGGGGCTGTTTCTGCATCACATGCACGGCCGCCTGTCGGTGCGCGCGGTATGGGGCGGGATGTGGGCGGACAGTTGCACGACTGTCCTGCGATATGCGGGGGATTCGTAGTGAGAGAGAAATTGCGAGAGGTGAGGCTTTACGGGATCGCAGGCGCGCGGTTTGGGCGCGTGCATCGATTGGCCGTGTCGTCGACAGCCGAGGCCGTGCGTGCGCTTTCGGTGCTCATCCCGGGCTTTCGGCAATTCCTGCTCGAAGCGCGGGACAAGGGGCTGACGTTTGCCGTGTTCAACGGTCGTCGGAACCTGAGCGAAGACGACCTCGACAGCCCGGTCGGCGACGATGCAATTCGCATCGCTCCGTTGATCATTGGTAGCAAGAGCGGCGGGTTGTTCCAGACGATTTTCGGGGCCGCGTTGATGGCCGTGGGCGCGATTGCATCGTTCTATGGGCAACCGTGGGGCGCGCAACTGATGGGATTGGGTGCGTCGATGGCGCTGGGCGGCATCGTACAGATGCTCAGCCCGCAACAAGCCGGGCTCGCGGGCGTGGCCGATAACGGCACGTCCTATTACTTCAATGGGCCCGTGAACAGTTCCGCTCAGGGCGAGCCGGTGTCGCTCGTTTACGGCGAAATGACTGTCGGCTCGAAGGTGGTCAGCTCCGGTATCTATGCTGAGGATCAGGCATGAAAAGACTGTGCGCCGAGCCCGGGCTGATGCGCATGCGCGGGTCGAAGGGCGGTGGCGGTGGCGGCAGTGGAAGCGAATCCCCCGATAGCCTCCATTCAGTTGCCCGCGCAAAGGTGCTGGACATCGTCTCGGAAGGCCCGATTGTCGGGCTGGTCAAAGGCATGCAATCGGTGTTTCTCGACGGCACGCCGATCCAGAATGCCGACGGCTCGCTCAATTTCCAGAATTACAGCGTCGACGTTCGAACGGGAACGCAGGATCAGGACTATTTGAGCGGCTTCCCGGCAGTCGAACGTGAGACGGCGGTCGGCGTTCCGCTGACGTCGGATGCGCCGTGGGTGAAGCAGGTGCAGAACACGCAGCTCACTGCGGTGCGAATCCGTTTTGGCGTGCCGGCGCTTCAGCGCTCGGATGCGTCGTCCGGCAATATCACGGGTCACCGCATTGAATATGCGATCGACCTGTCAGTGGACGGCGGATCGTACGCTCAGGTTGTGGCAGGCGCGTTCGATGGAAAAACGACATCGCTCTACGAGCGATCGCATCGGATCGAACTGCCGCGCGCGAAAACCGGGTGGCTCGTGCGCGTGCGGCGGATCACGCCGAATGCTCACAGTTCGACGATTGCGGACAACGTGAACATCGAAGCGATCACCGATGTCATCGATCGCAAGTTGCGTTATCCGATGACGGCGCTCGTCGGCATGACGTTCGATGCGCGATCGTTCTCGCAGGTGCCTGTTCGTTCGTATCACGTGCGAGGGCTGATCATCCGCGTGCCGTCGAACTACGATCCGGAAACGCGCACCTATTCGGGAGTGTGGGACGGCACGTTCAGGATGGCGTGGTCGAACAATCCGGCATGGGTGTTCTACGACCTGCTGTTGAACGAGCGATACGGTCTCGGCAAGAACGTCGACGCGTCGATGGTCGACAAATGGGGGCTGTACGAAATTGCGCGCTACTGCGATGTGATGGTGCCGGACGGGAAAGGCGGTCTCGAGCCGCGCTTCGCGTGCAACTGCGTGATCCAGTCAGCGGCCGATGCGTTCAAGGTGTTGCAGGATCTCGCGGGCGTGTTTCGCGGGATTGCCTACTGGGGACCGGGTGCGGTCGTCGCATCGGCGGACATGCCGTCCGATCCGGTCTATGTGTATACCGCGGCGAACGTGATCGGCGGCACGTTCAGGTACGTCGGCAGCGAGCGCAAGACGCGATATACGGTGGCGCTCGTCAGCTACAACGACCCGACGAACCAATACAAGCAAGCGGTCGAGCCGGTGCAGGACGACGACGGTATTGCGCGCTACGGCGTCGTCAAAACGCAGGTGACAGCGTTCGGCTGCACGTCTCAGGCGCAGGCGCACCGTCTCGGCCGCTGGCTGCTACTCACGTCGCGATACGAAACTGGCACGGTGTCGTTTCAGGTCGGGCTTGACGGTACGCTCGTTGGCCCCGGCCAGGTCATCGCGATCGCTGATCCGCGAAAGGCGGGGCGGCGTATCGGTGGCCGTATTCGATCGGCGGCCGGCGACGTCATTACGTTGGATAAGGCGCCGACGGTGGCGCCGGGCGACCGCTTCACGGCGATCCTCCCGTCGGGCATCGCGCAGTCACGTGCCGTCAAGGCGGTTGCTGGCGACACGCTGACCTTGGCAGATCGCTTCGACGCTGATCCGGTGTCCGGCGCAGTGTGGATGCTCGAAAGCAGCGAATTGGGCGCGCAGCTTTACCGCGTCGTCAGCGTGCAGGAGAGCGACGACGACGGGCAGATTGCCTACACGATCAACGCGACTCAGTACGAGCCGGGGAAGTATGCGGCGATCGACGACGGGGCTCAGATCCAGCAGCGACCGATCACGGTCATTCCGCCGTCTGTACAGCCGCCGCCGACGAATGTGCGCCTCTCGACGTATTCCGTGGTCGACCAGGGAATATCGAAAACGACGATGGTGATCGCCTGGGACGCTGCAGACAAGGCGGTCCGCTATCTCCCGGAGTGGCGGAAAGATAACGGCGAATGGGTGAGCGTCGCGGCGACGGGTGGCCTGCAGGTCGAGGTGCCGGGGATTTACCAGGGAACGTATTTGGCCCGGGTGCGCGCGCAAAACGCGCTCAACGTGACGTCGATCCCAGCGGTCGGCGTCGATACTGCCCTGACCGGGAAGACCAGTCCGCCGCCGGCGGTGACATCGCTGAAGGCTACCGGCGTGGTGTACGGGATCGATCTGAAATGGACGTTCCCAGGTGACGGCTCGGCCGGCGACACGCAGCGCACCGAGGTTTGGTACAGCCGCACGCCGAGCCGCGACGACGCCATCAAGATGTCGGACTTCGCGTATCCGCAGGCCTCAACGTCTTATCAGGGATTGGCGGTCGGGCAGGTGTTCTATTTCTGGGCGCGGCTCGTCGACACGTCCGGCAACATCGGCCCGTGGTATCCGGCCAAGGGGCCGGGTGTTCAGGGGCAGCCGAGCACTGATCAGAACGCTTACGAAGAGTATTTTCGCGGGCAAATTACCAAGGGATCGCTCGGACAGGATCTGCTCGAACCAATTGGCGCAATCACTCCGCCAATGGCCGGCGACGCGACGATCTACGCTGGCGACGAAACGATGTATGCCGGGGTTTGGTCGCTGCAGTCGGCAATTGCCGAGGGCGACAGGGCTGTCGCGAAGAAGCTCGACACGGTCGCCGCGCATCTTCGATCTGCGTCAGGAACGCTGACGGCGGCGGTGCAAAACGAGACGCAAGCGCGCGTCGATGCTGAAAGTGCGATGGCACAGCAGATCACGACCGTACAGGCCAAAGCCGAAGAGGCTGCGGCGGCTGTTCAGACGGTTGCGCAGTCGTATGCGGACTTGAATGGGCGCGTGGCGGCCTCCTACCAGATCAAGACGCAGGTCACGGCTGACGGCCGAACATACTTGGCTGGCATTGGTGTCGGCGTTGACAACAGCAGCGGGGTTGTCGAATCTCAGGTGCTGGTGTCGGCGAGCCGATTCGCGGTCATCGATCCGAACAACGGCGGGGTGCTCGGCGTGCCATTCGTGGTGCAGGGCGGGCAGGTGTTTTTGCGCCAGGCACTCATCGGCGCCGGCTGGATCACGAACGCGATGATCGGCAGCTACATCCAGTCCGACAACTACATCGCCGGCAGGCAAGGGTGGCGGCTCGATAAGAGCGGCTGGTTCGAGATCAACGCTGCGGATGGCAGCGGCAACCGACTGGTGATGGACGGTAGCAGCGTGCGGGTCTATGACGGTAACGGCGTGCTTCGCGTACGCATGGGGATGTGGTGATGGCGGCTGGCCTGCAGATTTTCGACGGCGCCGGCCGTCTCATCCTCGACGCGAAATCGCGAGCGGGACGCGTGGTTGGCATCGTCCATACCGGCGGGGCGGATGGAAGCGTTCCTGCAAACATGTCCGGTGGTGAGCCGTTCTGGGCGTTCATGCCGCAGCAGATTTTTTACCGTGTTTCGGGTGCTGAGCCGTCTCCGATCGTTTCGATAAATGCTGGCGGAGTCAGCTGGTCCTACAGCCCGAACTATGCCGGATCAAACGCCTATACCCGCGTGCCGGGCTGGATTGTTTTTGGAGTGTACTAGTGACGGCGGGCTTTCAGGCATTTACCGATACCGGCGTTTACCAGATTGACGGATCGACGCCTAACTATCAGATGGTGCAGACGATGTCGGCGGATTCTGCTGTTCAGAGTTTGCATCTGGCCAATAACGACGTTGGTTTCGAGTTCCGAATATCGCTTCCAAGTGTGACGTTCACGTTCGCGGCCCAGGCAGGGCCAATGTACGGAGTGCACGCGTCGGGTGGCGTAGGGATCACGCATTGGAGCACCGAGTGCAACGGCAATGTCTATTCGCTGACGTTCGTCACCGAGCAGCCTTGCACGGTACGTCTGTTTCTGTTCGATCAGGTGCCACCCTCGGCCGGGAATTTCGGGCTGCAGGTGTTTAACGAGCGCGGGACACTCATTGCTGATTCATCGAGGCCGTTTCTGCGCGTGCTCGATGTCATCTCCGAAAGGTACGACGGCGATGCCGGGTGGGTGGTTGGGGGCGCGCCGAATCCACCGTGGCACGCGAAATCGTACGGCGTGCCGGTTCTCATTTCGGGCATTTACTCGGTGCATTCGGCGTGGAGCTACAACGATCCGCCGATAGTTGAGCTCACGTCGATTCGAGTCGATGGGGGGAATGTGTCATGGGGGACGGCGCTATACGGCGGGGGAAGGAAATCGAACTTCGTCGGATTCAGGGAGCAGTACCACTCCCGATTCATGGTGCTGGACGGAACGGGACTTGTGTAGTGAGCCACCTGCGGGTGGCTTTTCTTTTTATGGTGCAGGGAATCTGGGAGCAGGAATGCAAGAACACGAAAAAACGATTTTGGAGCTGGTCATCATGGGTGGACTGATTGGTGTCGCAAAGGTCCTGGTCGGCAGCGAGCAACTGACGTTTCGACTCGTTGCCGGCCGGGCAATGTTGGGTTCGGCAACTTCAATGGTCGCCGGCATTGCGCTGCTGCAGATCCCGGATCTGCCGCCGATGGCGCTGCTCGGCATCGGAAGTGCGCTTGGCATCGTCGGATCGCAGTACGTCGAGGTGCTGCTGCGCCGGAACGCGAAGAAACTGTTTGGGGAGAAGTGATTATGGGTAGCTACGACGCAGCGATCCTGAAGGCTGAACTGACTCGCGACGAGGACCGGCGCAAACGGATCTATACCGACACGGTCGGCAAGGTGTCGGGCGGCATCGGCCGCAACCTGACGGACAAGGGCTTTCGCGACAACGAGATTGATCTGATGTACCAGAACGACATCGCGGAAACCGAGGCGTGGCTCGACCGCAGTCTACCATGGTGGCAATCCCTCGACCCCGTGCGCCAGCGCGTGATGATGAACATGGCGTTCAACATGCAGGCGAAGCTGCTCGGGTTTCGCAATTTCCTTGCGGCCGCGCAACGTCGCGACTGGAACACGGCGGCCACTGAAATGCTGGACAGCCTTTGGGCTCGGCAGGTCGGCGCGCGCGCGACGCGCCTTGCCGCGATGATGAGGAGCGGTACATGACCTGGATCGATCCGCGTATCTGGCTCGCCGTCATCGTTGCGGCCGTCGCCGGCCTGGCTGGAGGTTACTTCAAGGGACACGCCGACGGCGTGCTTGTCACAACGGTCGATGCTCAAAAAGACCAGATCAAGGCCGTGAGCGACGCACGCGCCGAAGAACAACGTCGCACCGCGGCGCAACAGGAGAACGCTGAACATGCTGCGAAAGACCGTGATCAGGCGCGCGCTGATGCTGCCGCCGCTGCTTCTGCTGCTGACGGCCTGCGCAAGCAAGTCGCCGCGCTCGTCGCCGGCGCCCGTCATCCCGCCGCTACGACCGGAGGCGCGCCAGCCGGCGACGCCCTCGATCTGCTCGCCGACGTGCTCGGCCGCGTTGACGCGCGAGCGGGTGAACTGGCAAGAATCGCTGACGAGCGCGGCATCGCCGGCCAGCAATGTCAAAGAGACTACGAGGCACTGACGGCAGAATCTACAGTGACAAGAAATTAATTTGTAAAATTCGCGATCACGAAGTGAAAGATATCAACTAGCGCCTGAGACAGAAAATGAAAAAAATCCTTGCAGCACTGACATTCCCGCTTTGCATCTCGCTTTCCGCATGCGGTGGCGACGACGGGGGCGCGCCGGCCGCGCCCAGTAAGTTTGCCGTGAAGCTGACATTTTCCGGAGTGCCGCTTGTGACGCAGCAGAAGACGTCACGTATGGCGCAGATGGACGGCGCGTCTCAAGCGCCGTCTGACGGGCAGGCGACGGTGGATGCCCTTCAGAAGAAATTCACGGCTGCCGGCACCGGGATCACCGTTTATCCCGGTGTGGTCGACGGTACGACGCTGCATCAGATCGTCATGTCGGTCAATAACGGCATTGGTCCGACAGAGGACGAGATGCGGAAAGCACAGGTCCCGGCCGTTATGTCGGAGTGGGTCGTCGTCAATTTCCAGCTGGACGATATGCGAACCGGGCGTAACGACCCTGCTCAGGTCGCGGCGCTGGAGCAGTTCAGGAAGGATCTGCTTGTCTTTCAGAATCGGCTGTACCTTGAGGGGAAAAGCCTCTACAAGGTCATCCCGATTCGGACGTGCGAGCTGCCCGCCGGAGAAACGGCAGCCGACGGCCTGATCGATACCCTGAACAGTGTCCCCGGAAACGGCTTCCTGATGGGCTTGTGGGACGCCCCAAGCAAGGAGCATATGGGTGTCGACTGCCGTACGCCTGATCAGGCCACACTCGATGCCCATTTGGACGCCGTTGTCACTCCGATCGTTGCAAGCTACAAGGCGGTCAATGAGTACGTGAATGACTGCCGCGCCCATCCGGAAAATCATCCGGAAGGGTGCAAGGGCATCTAGCCGGGGAAGGAAGCACGCCCCGGCCAGCCGTTACGATTAGATCATCCCTGCGCGCCTCTTCTCGGCGCGCAGGAGATGACGCAAGCGCTGAAATTCTCCCTGACCGCCGCTGAGCGCGCCCTTGTCGTCGACGTTTTTGTCGACGTAGTCGAACCATTTCTGGATGTGCTCGAGCGATTTTCGAAGGGCGAGGATTTCGAGGATCAGCCAACGCACCTGAAGGTCCGTGTAGTCGCGCCACAGCGCGCGCAGCTCTGCATCTGTCGGAGCGTCAAATTCCGGCAT